TAGAAAGCCCTCGCAGATGAGACTACGTACCCGCACGCACTTCACAGCGCGTAGTGGATTTTCGTCCCGTTACGTTAACGGTACGCAGATCCAGGGGTATGTGCAGACTGGTGGGGACATAACGTCCAAATCAGAATGCTATGACGACACAGGCTACGGTGTTGACCATCCGTTGATCATTGAAAAGACCAACTTAACGTCATCACCAGTGAGTGGCAAAGTTTACGGTAGTAATCCCTTGACTTTTAGGGAGTACCGTAACTATGACATGCACATTGGTAGACCACCTGTGGCTCATCTGAATCTCTCTCTCCCATCCGAAGGGAGTAGTATGGCGACAGCCTTGGCTAGGACAAATCCTAGCCGTCCGGTTGTATCCATTCCTACTTTCTTAGGAGAGATGAGAGATTTTCCTTCACTCATCAGGAGTGCTGGTCATGTCGCTTTGAAGCTAAGGAAGAAGGCCCGTATCCTCAAGCGTGGTAAACGCTTGAAGGCCGCAGCCGACACTTACTTAGCGTACAAATTCGCCATAAACCCGCTTATCTCTGATGTCCAAAAGATTATGAACTTCCAATCCTCCGCCGAACAACGGATGGAGGAGTTGGATCGTTTATACTCTAAAGGAGGAATGAGGCGACGCATTTCTATCGCTTCTGACTCGACGACATCTTCGGGCAATCTTGTCCTTGATTCGTCGTTGTCGATCATCATTAGCGTTGCTATTGAGACGATCACTCGGCAGCGGCGTTGGGCCACCTTACGGTGGAAACCAACCTCGCCACGGCCGTGGAAGAACGATAAAGAGAAGCAGGAACTCGCTCATCGATTAGTGTTTGGGTTGAATGCCCATACACTAACTGTCACGGCATGGGAATTACTCCCATGGTCGTGGATGATCGACTGGTTTTCGAACACTCAGGATTACCTGATGGCACATAACAACACGGTCCCCGCTTTCGCGGACGGCCGTTGCGTTATGACGCAAAAGGAAACCGTTGCTACTCACACTCGCAATGATACCAATTTTGGTTTCTTGGGAGGTAATGCGTCGTACACCCGCGTCACGAAACAACGTTCCGTGGGTGTTTCGGCTTCACTAGCAGCCCACTTCCCGCTATTCACGGGAAGTCAACTGTCGATCCTTGGCGCCCTATCGGTGTCCAAAGGACACCGGTAGTCATCTCCAAGGAGTATATACAGCCATGCTTGGCTCTTCTCTCACTGTCACTCTGGACGGTTCCGGTGGAACCGCCAAAGTCCTTCCCCTCATCAACCAGGACGGGTATGGCGCCGAGTACTTTCTCGACGAAACACTCGTTACGTACCGCGCGAAAGTGCGGCACTCCCGCGATTCGGTGAAGGCTGGACAACAAGCGTTCGATCGTCACACTGTGACTTTCTCGCGCTATGTTAAGCCCGTCGCACCATCAACGGTTGGGTCGACTAGCGAGGTATCGTTCACGATCAGAAATGATCCGAACGGCGTCGCTAGCGACATTATTGACGTCTCCGAGGCCATGTCCCATTATATGGTCAAGGCCGGCGGCATTGCTGCCAAGCTGCTTGGTTGGGAATCGTAAGATTCCTTAATCAAGCCTCTTCGGAGGCGAAGGGACGAAGTGGAGAACAACCGAGCCGTAGACCATAGAGGAGTCTAACCCCTATGACTAACAGCTACGAGTTGTATATACTGGGATTGTACCAAGCAATCATCACTGATTGCGAAGTACACTATCCGCATCTCCGTAAGGACTTTGGGCGCGATAACTCTCGTCTACTGTCCTGTCTAAACACACGAGGTCTCTCGTTCTTCACGATTGACCTTGTTGATTTTGGTAAGCATTTTGATATATGCCTATCAAAACAGCGCCTCACTCCATCTGGTCTCCCTTTTCAAAGGGGATTCCGGAAGGAGACACCAATTCCAAGATTATTCAAGGGATTGATGTTGCGTGTGTTTGATCAAAACGGGGTGCTACGCCATGATTGCGACAGTCGCTCCGTTCAGTTCCTTCGTCAGCTTTACTATGCTGCGAAGAAACTTAGATTGGAGTGTACTGATGAACGATCAGACAAAACTGTCCGATCCTTCGAGGCAATCGAAAAGACCATCCGTCAGGGCTCCCAGGAATGGGAATCTGACGACCCCTCGTGGGCTTACCTTCATACTGTCCATCTTGGACAGGCTGGAGATACTCTTGAGGATAACCCGCTCCCTCTTTTCGAAGAGGAAGTAGTTGATGGTCGTCCAGACGAGTCTAGTCGATATAGTGTCATTCAACTTGTGTCTGACATTATCTCTACTACTATGGGTCGTTTTGACCCATACGCCTGGAAGGCGAAGCACGGCCCTGGTGCAGTTTCTGATGCCAAACAAGGTGAGAGTAAGTACTCTTTTCCCCATTGGCCCAGAAAACTTGAACGCGTCTTCCCAATTGCCGATTTTGGTTTCACCAACTTCGGTGCCTGGGCAAGACACGTTGCCACCAAAGTAGACTCAGGTAGTTATCTACATGAGCCTCCCTCGAACATTATTTTGGTTCCAAAGACGCTCAAGTCTCCGCGGCTTATCGCCGCTGAGCCTGTAAGCCATCAATGGGCCCAGCAAATGATCAAGGACTACTTTGTTGGACGGGTCACTGATACTTGGATCTCTGGCTTTATTAACTTTAAAGACCAGGTACCCAATCAACAGATGGCCCTGCAAGGATCCCTCGACGGAAGCCTCTCGACAATAGATTTGTCCGAAGCGTCCGATCGTGTGTCAACCTGGCTAGTCGAGCGTATATTTAGGAGAAATATCTCCTTAGTAGACGCTCTTCAGGCCAGCAGAACACGTCTCGTTCTAAACAAGACGAAACACGGTTCTCAAGGAGCCAGCAAGCTCCGAAAGTTCTCGTGTATGGGATCTGCCTGCACGTTTCCCGTTCAGACTGTAGTATTCCTCTGTATCGCTCTTGGGACTGTCCTCTGGAAAGAGGGGAGGCCCATCACGATCAAGGAAATACGTCGTCTTAAGGGAAGGGTCCGCACATTCGGAGACGATATCATCGTCCCAAATGAGCACGCGGAAGAAGTGATGGCTTCACTGACCCTTTTGGGTCTTAAAGTCAACCACTCGAAGACTTTCTATAGCGGAAGCTTTAGAGAGTCATGTGGTTTGGATGTATTTAAGGGCACTAACGTGACCCCTATTTACACCATGATGAAGCCTTCACGTCCCAAGCCGGAGTCGATATCCAGCGTGGTCGAGACACACAACAACTTCGTAAAACGAGGTTGGTTGAATGTCGCCGACTATCTGGCAACGACAGTTCGTTCGCAATGTTCAAACATCGCGAATGTGGCTATCGGCTCAGGTGACTTCGGTCTACAGACGTGGGGGTATGTTGATAATACGCACCTCAAGAGGCGCTACAATCAACAACTCCAACGTCCTGAGGTGTTGAAGGTCATTGTTCACACAAAGACCAACAAATCTCCAGACGAAGTCGATTCGATGTTGCTTCAGTACTTCACTGAAGCCCCCTCACCAGATGATATCTGGAAAGGGGGAGTCACATCGAGACCTATTCTTTCTCTAAAGAATAGGTGGGTGGTCGCCGCCTAGCTCTGCCGACGAATAACGGCACCTAGGCGGGCATTATGGGTGGCGGTTTTACCGTCCCCATAGAAGG